CAGACCTACTAACTCTATTCATACTAATATCTGTTTGTGTTTGATTAATTGTTCTACGTAGAACAACGTCTAAAATATCTATTATATTTGCATTTAAAGAATAATCAGTTGTGCCTTCTGTTACTGTTTGTGTAGCTTGCTCTATAGTCCACTGGTTTAATCCTCTGTTTGCCCATTCAGCTAACATAAGATTTATAGACCTGCGTGCAGTTTTCAAATCATAACCAGTGCGTAATTCTAAACCACATCTTTCAAAGGCTTCCTCAACAAACTCTGCTACATTTGGCTCAAAATTTGTACTACCTGATAATGCCATAATCAATCCTCATATAAATTATCAAAAGTTATTGACGGATCAAGATAACTTTCATGTCCTTCTGCTGAGTGTAACCACTGAGAAGGTTTAAACTGAGGTGGTCCTTCACCTGTAACCCAAAGTGCTGGACTTGTTGCCCTGACTCTATTGTTAGGTAAGGCAACAAAATTACCTTTCCACTCACAGTCCTCAGTTATATATAATACATGACTTTGTTTATGTTGTGCAGGATCATCTGCAATATCTGTATTTGTGTAATCAACCGTAAAAAGATACTTTGCTTGATAAAAGCCACCATCTATTTTAGCAATCCAAGGAGAAGAACTAACTCTATCCATAGTAACAACACTATGATCTCTTGCCTCGCAATCCCAAGGTTGTGCTAAATGATCTTCCATAGGCTTAGGGTAATCTTCCATAGGTATATCGGCTACAAGGGCTTGTATAGGCATCCTAGCCCACATAGCACCACCGTGTATGTTACCCTCGTCCCAATCATCACAATTCGACTCTTCTCCAGTAAATACAACTTGGAAACTTAACGATCTATCTGGGATTGTGTTTACTGCAATAGCTAAGGCATGCAAATATTCGCCCTGATATTGCTCATGATTATGTGTAAACTCTCTCCTAACCCAACACTTAAAGTGTGGGATATTACTAATCAAATAAGGCACTATCTCAAACGATTTCTTCTTCTATTAGCGTTGCCTGCCATCATGACTGATCCACCCTTTGACATTTTCATCATTTTACCGCCTTTAGATTTTTTCATTAAAGACCCGCCTTTAGATTTCTTCATCATGCTTCCGCCTTTTGACTTCTTCATTAATGAACCACCTTTAGACTTTTTCATGAGTGAACCGCCTTTGGATTTTTTCATCATCATGCCACCTTTCGATTTTTTCATCATACTGCCGTTTTTAGACTTTTTATAATGACCTGGCATAATAGTTCTCCTTACTTCTTAGTAGATTTTTTTGTGGTTTTTTTAGCAGGTGCCTTCTTTTTAGGTTTCATATTGTAATAAATACGATCTTCCTTAACTGGCTTATCTGGTCTTACTTTAGCATCCAATCTTGCTTGCAATTTTGGATCAACTGTTGATTTTTTCTTTGGCATATTTATCTCCTAGCTTGTGGTTGTATATTTACGCCTATTAGACATAACTTTACCACAACCTCTAGCTATCTTGCCACCTTTCTTTTTCTCAGCTCTACCGCCTTCTACAAAATAGCCCATCTTATTACGAACTTCTTTTGGTAATTTAGGCAAACCTTTATTGCCTGGCGGTATAGGTTTTAGTTTTTTCACTTTGCCTCCTGATTTTAATTTATTGGAAACCATAATAGGTTTACCTTTTCTATTTGGGTTTGGATCTTTTTTTCTTTTTCTTGCAACTAACTTAGCTCTTTGTGACTTGCTTAAACTATTTGCTTTACTTCTCGGAATACATTTTGGCTTACCTTCAGCTTCTTTTCTACCACCACATGACCCTTTAATAGAACCATCTGCTCCTAATCGTACCCAGTCTTGATCTAACCAGCTTTGTAATTGACCTTTGCTCATCTAAGCCTATCCGACATAATAATACCTTGTCCTCTGATAGGACCACCAAATCTTTTACCTTTTCTTTTACCGCCTTTTGCTTTTTTTGCATAATTAGGATCTTTACAGTATTTAGAAGCAGCTAAATTTGCGTATGCAGAAGGATAAACATCAAAAGTTCTTTTTGCCCAAGCTTTACCTTCTGGACATATTTTACCTTTGCTTTTTGCTGCACCACCTTTTTTCATTTTTAGTGACTGTAAGGTTTTAGCTTGTTTTGCATGAGTTTTGCTTGCTTTTTGTAAACCCTTGATAACTTTTTTTAATTTTTCTTTAGCCATAATTTAATCCGTCTAAGTGATAGTTTAACGTAAGCTCCTCGCCAACACTAATTTTTTTTGATGTTATTACGTTATAAACTCTGTAATCGTCCCAATCAAGCTCTTCGCTAAGGTAACAATTTGAATCTTCTGAGTGATTTAAGAAGCCTCCTATAGAGGTTCTAATATATCCTTGTATAATTGGCACTTTTATATGTGACATACCTAAATCAAATTCTTCATTAATATTTTCTACTGCAAACAGACCAAATCCCTCTATAGGACTTTTTTTAACTTCAATACAATCTGGTAAAGGTTTGTAATAAAATTTGTTATAAACAGGATACATTATTTTATTCTACCGTGTTTTCTTCTTATGGTATCTTTGCCACGTCTAAATATTTCAGCTTGTCGTGGCTTGCCGCCATATTTGGATCGTTGCTCACCAACTGTTAATATTTGGATTAATCTAGCAAATGGTTTTTTTGTTCTTATTACCTTTTTTACTGTATCTTTAGCGTCTTGTATTGTTTTATATTTTATTGATACAGTATCTTTAGGATTTTCATCTGTATATAGCCTTCTACCGCTCCCTTTTGGTTTTTTACCTGTCCCTACCTTCGGATCGCGTTTTTTTGCCATTTAACAATCCCAATCTCGTCTAGCCCAATAATTTGCCTTCATACGGTCATTACCAAGCTTTTCACTTCTTTTACAATAGGATCTTTTACGTTTTGGATCGTTTTTGTGCATCCCTAATTTAGCATCACCAAACGCAATACGTTTAACTTTTCCTGTTGCGGGATTTTTTACAAAAACTTCTTTTCGTTTTTTACCATAACCAGGGCTACCTTTGCGGATAGCCCTTGGTTTATTTAGAGTTACGGTTTTGCCTTTGTACTCTGCCATTCATTAATAATTCTTATTTAAAACAAGAATAATTGAATAAGCATCACCACTTGAGTGGCCGACTGTTGTAAAGTCTATATCACCAGTTACGCCTGAACCTGCGTTATTAGGTATGCCGCTAAATCTATCGTCATAATACTCATCACCTGTGCTATCTGCTGGTAACGGTATTGCTAATACGTTAGTTGAAGCGTCAAACTCAATATCTACGCCCATACCTCTAGTTGCCCAATAAATACGTGCTATAGAAACGCCAGTACAAGTTTCGCCTTTGCTGTTAGTGGTCAAAGCTGAAACATCAACTTTTTTAACAGATGACTCACCTGTACCGTCAGACTCATTAGTAAACTTTAAGATAGCAACTCTTTCACCATCTTGAATAGTTTGTGAAGTTACTGTATCTGCCATTGTTTACTCCTATCTTTCGCAAATTACATTTACGTAATCGATTGTCATAGTTTTAGCTGCTGCTTCACCATTTTGAATACCAAAAGATACAGTTAATTCTTCATCATCTGGTAAATTAGTGTTTACAACACCTACTGGCTCAGCTTCACCTATAAAGTATGAAACTTGTGAAGTATTTGGATCTATAAAGAAACCAACTGTAACAAAAGTATCATCAGCCAAGGTGGTTACTGCAGCAGTAGTAGTGTCTGTACCGTTTTTTTCAATATGAAAGTCTAGGTTAGTATCGCCGTCATCTTTCATGAAATACACACCGTCACTAACTGCTAATGGTGTAGTATCAGTTATTTGCAAACCCATAACAACGTCTGATTGTGTCGCATCACTTACTTTAAATCTAGCTTCAAAAAAAGCTCTTTTACTACTACTTAATTTAAATGACTCACCTTTTAGTTGTAAAAAGTCTAAATCATTATCTCCAGCAGCATTAGTAAGCAATAGTTGGCCACCTGCACCAGAAGTTAAAGCTTCTGTTGCTGAGCCAGTACCAGCTTCAGTTGTTGTAATTGTAAAATCACCAGAATTGTAAGTCATAAAATCATTTGCATATTGATAAAATAACGTACTAGATGGATTTACATGAAACATAGGAACATCTTTCTTATGTTTTGTTGCTACAGTATTACCTGCATTAAGGATTAAGTTTTGAAAATGTGGATTAGCCATTATGAACTCCTTTACTTGTATTAATGGAAATCGAATCGATCCTCATTAAGCTAATTAATTTAAAACTATCTTGAGTTTACACC